CAAGAAAAATGAACTACACATATTCAGATGAACTCTACCATTATGGCGTTCTCGGTATGAAGTGGGGTGTACGCAGAGGCCACTATGCCGATTCATACGCCAAAGGTATTAGAAAAATTAAAAAGCTTGAAGCTAAGAGCGACAAAGCAATGGCTCGATATACGTCTCGTGGAGCAATTAAATCCCGACAGAGAGCTGCAGCCCTTAGACGTAGAGCAGACAAATTAAGCTATAAAGCAGTCAGACGATTCCCAACTTTCAATAGAGAGGGCAAACTCAGAAAAGCCGCAAGACTTAATGCTGACGCTGCCAGAATTGAAGCGAAACAGGCAAGAGTGAAGTTTAAGATGCAGAACAATGCCCGTAAAGCTGAGAAATTCTACCAGAAGATGGAGAAAGTCTATAAGGACGTTCCTGTATCCAAACTCAACAAAGAAGACGTTTCATATGGTCAGCAGTATGCAAAGACACTTCTGGAACGTCAGAAGACGAGAGAGGCTATGAGAACTCCTGGATTCTAAGGAGTTTCGCCGTATGAGTAATTTTACATATTCTGATGAACTTTACCATCATGGTGTTCTCGGTATGAAGTGGGGTGTACGGCGGTATCAAAATTCCGATGGAAGCCTTACAGCAGCTGGTAAGAAACGATATAACTTAAAAAACAAGTATCGAAAGCACTTAGGTAAAACAGTTGGAATGGGAATAGCTGCTGAGGCTGGTGCATTTATGGTACCTGTTGCGGCTGGTGCCGGGCTTTTAGCTGGAGCTAGTACGGGAACTTCACTTGGTGCAACTTTTGGTATGTATTCAGGAGCGGCTATTGGTACCACTGCCTATTTGAAAATGTATGACGTTATGAATAAAAAATATAACGAATTACAGAAAACTGGCGGAAGGATTGGAAAAGAAAAAACATATATTGAAACGGGAACGAATTTTGTAAGAACAACTCTAAAGTCAAAAGAGTCTAATGACGCCATGTATATGACATACGCAAAGGACAAACGGACAAGGGACTATTACGAAAAAGTTTGGCCTGATTATTTACGTCGTATTAGCGGCAGTCCAAAGGCTAAAGTATATCAGAATACTTATAGCGTAAAAACGGATCTTGTTGCACCTAGTATAGAAGAGCGTCAAAAAGCTGCTCACGCAGTCTTAACCGCAAATAAGAAAATGGCTGAAGAATTCGCCAAATCTAATGCAATGGATCAGGTACGTTTAGTGACTGGATATTTGAAAGCCAAAAACCTTTCTGATGTAAAAAAGCATTACTCTGGATATCCAGAGTATGTGAAAGACATACAAAAAATGTACAAATATGTTGAAAAAGCATCTGCTAAAGTAAACGTTAAAGAAGACTATAAAGATTTTAAGAAGTTCACCGCTACTCTCCCCACCAATAGCAAACTAATGAAGAAATACATAGACGAATTAAAGAAACAGGGTTTCGACTGCATGTTTGACGATAACTCGAACTCTACTGGAGCGTTTGTTGTATTTGATTCAAAGAGCCTTAATCAGGTCGATTCTAAGGTCTTAAATTGATTTACCAATAAAAGGAGGTACTTGAATGCCATCTTTTAAAGAACGTCTCCAGCATGCCTGGAACGTTTTTACTGATAAGGAACCTCCGGTTCAGTACAGATATGTCGAAGGAGGTTATGGCATTCGACCCGATCGAAAGAGATTTTCACGTGGCAATGAACGTTCGATAATCACAGCCATTTACAACAAGATTGCGAATGATGTTGCCAGTGTAAAGATTCAGCATGTTCGATTAGATCAAAATGGCGGTCTGATCGAAGTGATGGACTCGGGTTTGAACGAATGCCTAACTGTAGAGGCTAATCTTGACCAGACCGGATGCGAACTTATTCGTGACATTGTCTTGTCGATGTTCGACGAAGGATGCGTTGCTGTAGTCCCAGTCGAGACATCCATAAACCCAAAACTTGGTTCATTCGATATTCGTTCGCTGCGATGCGGCAAAGTCGTCGAATGGTTTCCTAAGAATGTAAAAGTTCTTCTCTACAACGAAGAAAAAGGTCGTAAAGAGGAAATCTTAGTTCCGAAGAAATTCGTGACGATTATAGAGAACCCGTTCTATGCCGTTATGAATGAACCCAACTCCACTCTTCAGCGATTAATCAGAAAGTTAAACCTTCTTGATGCCATTGATGAACAGAGTGGATCAGGGAAGTTGGATTTGATTATTCAGCTTCCTTATGTAATTAAGAGTGAAGCTCGAAGACAAGAAGCCGAAAAGAGACGTAAGGACATTGAGATGCAGCTTGCTGGGTCTAAGTTTGGAATTGCGTACACAGATGGTACTGAAAGAGTTACACAGCTTAATCGACCAGTTGAAAACAACTTGATGAAACAGATCGAATACTTAACGAGTATGCTATACAGCCAGTTGGGGATGTCGGAAGAAGTACTCAAGGGAACAGCTGACGAGAAAACTATGCTTAACTACCAGAACAGCACCGTCAATCCTATCTTGGAAGCTATTGTCACCAATATGCGAAGGAAATTCTTAACTAAGACTGCTCGTTCACAGGGGCAGTCTGTTGCTTATTTCCAGGATCCATTTAGACTCGTCCCGGTTACTCAGATTGCTGACATCGCCGATAAATTCACTAGAAATGAGATTCTGTCTTCTAACGAACTCAGAGCTATCGTTGGCTACAGACCTGTAGACGACCCTAGAGCTGATGAACTTAGGAACAAGAACATCAATCAGAACACTGAAGAGATCGAACCGATCGAACCGATGACAACAGAGGAAGAGTATTACGACGAGGAGGAGTAAGAAAGGAAGACATCAAAATGGGAGCAAAATGCGACTTTAGCGGATGGGCTACCAAAAACGATCTGAGATGCTCCGACGGACGTACGATTCGTAGGGACGCGTTTAAAGACGATGACGGTAAGACTATCCCACTTGTATGGCAGCATATCCACAATGATCCGGACAATGTCCTTGGACATGCTGTCTTATTCAATAAACCGGAAGGCGTTAGATTTAACGCTTTTTTTAATGACTCGGACAAGGCCAAACAGGCTCGACTGCTGGTAGAACACGGTGATATTACATCCGTTTCTATTTATGCAAACCAGCTTAAGCAGCAGGGCGGCAATGTTCTCCATGGCACAATTCGCGAACTTAGCCTCGTTCTGGCTGGTGCAAATCCTGGCGCATTAATCGATATGCCTATTGCTCATGGAGACGAAGAAGTAACCGAAGCATTCATTTACACCGGTGAAACATTTGAGCTCAGTCATTCGGATAGCGAAGACACACAGCCTGAATCCGAACCTGAGGAGACAGAAGTACTTACACATTCAGAGGAGGAAAACATGGCTGGTAAGGACAAGACAGTTCAGGAAGTATTTGACACCCTGAACGAAGAACAGAAGACTGTCGTCTACGCGCTTCTCGGTGAAGCACTTAGCGGAAAAGGCGGCGACGACAATGATGAGGAGGACGACGAAGTGAAACACAACGTATTCGACACTGAAGAGAACGATGAGAACACTCTCACACATGACGCTATGGACGCTATCATCACTGATGCTAAGCGTTATGGATCTATGAAAGACAGCTACCTGGCTCACGAAGAAGAGTACGGTATCGATGGCATTGAATGGCTGTTTCCCGAAGACAAGGAACTCAACAACCCGCCGAAGTTCATCGACCGTGACCAGACCTGGGTCTCTACTGTCATGAATGGCGTACACCACACACCGTTCAGCAGAGTTAAGAGCTCTTTCGCGAACATCACAGAAGATGAAGCTCGTGCGAAGGGTTACATGAAGAAGGGCTACAAAAAGGAAGAAGTATTCTCCCTGCTTAAGAGATCCACAAGCCCTCAGACAATTTATAAGAAGCAGAAGCTCGATCGTGACGATGTAGTCGACATCACAGATTTCGATGTAGTCGCATGGATCAAGGGTGAAATGCGTGTAAAGCTCAACGAGGAAATCGCTAGAGCTATCCTGATCGGTGATGGACGTCTGCCGTCTGACGATGACAAGATCTCCGAAGATCATGTACGTCCGATTGCGAACGACGCTGATCTGTTCACAATCAAGAAGGCAGTTATTTATCCGGCAAACGCTACCGAGTCTGATAAGGCTGACGCTGTTATCACAGCTGCTGTCAAGGCTCGTAAGAACTATAAGGGTTCTGGCACTCCGACATTCTTCACAACTGAAGATCAGCTGACAGACCTGCTCCTGATGAAGGATGGTATCGGTCACAGACTCTACAAGTCCGAGGCTGAGGTTGCTACAGCTATGCGTTGCAGCCGTATCGTAACTGTTCCGCAGATGGAAGAGTTCACAGTCGGCGGTAAGAAGCTGCTGGGTATCATCGTCAACCTGAACGACTACAACGTTGGTGCTGACAAGGGCGGCGCAATCAACATGTTCGATGACTTCGACATCGACTACAACCAGATGAAGTACCTGATCGAAACTCGTATCTCTGGCGCTCTGGTTGTTCCGTATTCCGCAATCGTCCTGTTCGAGAACGAAGTTCCTACGTCTGTTGACGGTGACGTTCAGAGATCTAAGACAACACACACTTCTGGCGATAACGCTGGCAACGGCGAATGATTTCAAAATGGGGGTAGGTGAATGAAGTTTTCTGGAATGGTAGGTTTCTCTTGGACCGAAGAAAGACTAATTGACGGGGAAGCTTCTGGCATATTTGACACTTATACCGAAGAACGCCATTACAAGGGGGATGTTCTTAATATGAGCTACGGTTTTCAGAAGAATAACCAAGTTAATGACGACGCAAAGGTAAGCAAACGTATTAGCTTTGTCGCTGATCCATTCGCCTTCTCTCATTTTCCCGGTATTACGTACGTTGTCTGGATGGGGTTTAAATGGGAAGTTACGAATGTCGAAGTAAACTACCCTCGATTGATTCTGTCTGTTGGAGGTATTTACAATGGCTGAACGAATGGCTCTGCATAGAGAGTTAAAAACTATTTATAACCATGTATATTTTCAGCCCCCTGGCCATGAAAAGATTACCTATCCGTGCATTATCTATAAACGCTCGGCTGGTAACGCCAAATACGCTGACAACAAAGTATACACATTCAGACAACAGTACGAAGTTACTGCAATCACAAAAGACCCCGATGACCCGATTGTCGAGACGATGATGCACAAATTTCCTTTGATTCAGCATAATCGTCATTTCCAGGCAGACAATCTCAATCACGAGGTCTTTTTACTTTACTGGTAAAACATTGGAGGATCTAAAAATGCCTAAACTTACATGGGATGCTGCTGTAGATAGAAGATATGAGACTGGTATTGACCATGTCGTTCTTTATCCGCAGAGCACAACAGGAACATATCCTACGGGTGTCGCATGGAATGGCGTAACTGCCATGAATGAGAATCCGTCCGGCGCAGAACCTACAGATCTGTATGCCGACAACATCAAGTATCTGTCTATCAGATCCGCTGAGCAGTATGGCTTCACAGTCGAAGCA